AAGGTGTAATTGAGGGCTGGTGTAGGCACCACCAGCCAGTGTGTGTAGTCGTAATCGCCGTAGTACGCGGGCACGCCTGTCTCTGTGGCATCAGGCCAATACTCGCGCAGGTACTCATACTTGCGAAGCAGGACAGGCTGGCGGCTACCAGAAACCACCACGTTCATTGAAACGGTTTTGTGCCAACGGGCGGGCTTGTCAATAACGGCCTGAGTGGCCGTCATCGTGCTGGTATTGACTGTCAGGTTGCCCAAAAACTTGATCTGGCTGGCAATGATTTGTTCGGCCAGCATGATAAAAAGAGGGATTTTCTCAAGCGTAGCGGTGTCGGTACGCTCCAGATAGGACTGGATGTTTTCGACCAAGGAGTCGTAAGTCATTACCGATGCGGTCGTCATTTGTTCTCCTTATCCGACATTGCGCTCAAAGTGCGGGCAATCCACCAGCGACTTGAAATTGCCTCCCCAACGGTTTTGGGGGTTTAAAGTCTCCCAATATGCACCCAACGGCGCAAGGATGCCCTTGTCCCAGATTATCTGTCCTTCCTTGAAGAAGTTCAAGTCAATCGCAAGCCGCCTCAAGTGGTTTGAATGCAAGGTCTTAGAGCGACCCGTCTGCACATAAATTGCCTGTTGCTCGGCAGTCCTGAACATCTCGCCACCAGTGACCTTAAAACCCTGCTCTGTGGCGTACCGAATCAAATTGCAGGCATCCAGCAGGAAAGCGGCTTGTTCGTCACTGAGGCTCATTTTGGCCCCCCAGTCAGGTTCTTGATGGTGTCGTCTTTGTCGCGTGAGCCACGGGTCGTGCCAAATTCAAAGGAATAAATGTTGTCAAGATAGCCCAAGAAGCGCCCTAAAACAAGCGTAAAGATGCCCTTGACGTACTCGTTGATGTTTTGGTCTGTCCACACAATCCAAACCAGTCCAACGACCGCGCATACCGCGAGAAAGAACATCAGGTTGGCTCGGCTGTTGCTTGTGCCTTGCTTGATAAATTCTGCGTCCCGAACACGGGCGCTGTTGCGGTCGGCAACCTCAATCTTGAAGCCGTCAAGGTCGTTCTTGGCTTTTTCAATGCTCAACTCAATAAGTCGCTCTTCATGGTCAAACTGGGACTGGCGCAGTCTTCCAACATCTTCAGGCGTTGGGTTGTCTGGAATCTTGACTCCAAGAGTTTCCTCAACCACCTGCTTGCCTTTTGCTTGAATCGCAGAAGACAAAAGACCCAAGCCATTTGCGGCAAGGGTCGTGAGGAGGGAGGCAACAATTGGAATCACAATCCAAGCACCTTTTTGAGCATTTCAGCCGCAACACCGGGGCCAAACAGTACACAGACAATTACGCCGTACAAAAGGTACTCAATCTTGTTCATGCGCTTTGAACCCTCGTCAAAACGCTTTTGAATGCTTTCGTGCCTTTGTACGCAAACAGCCTCGTGAATGCTCAGTCGCTTGTCGGTTTCCGTTGCAAGTTCTTCCACATCAGCCATCTCATTCGTCTTTCGGCTCTTCTTTAGGCTTTGCGGCCTCTTGAATTGCTTGGATCAGGTGAAACACTTCCTGATAGGGACGGGTTCCAAGGTAGCCAAGGACTTGATTGATTGTTTCAACTGGTAGTTCAATTTTCATTTTTATTCCTTAGAAAGTAATAGAGCCTGATGAAGTCCATTGATAAATACGATAGCCACCAGACACGGTAATTGTTGGAGAACCTGTTGTTGATGTTGCGGCTGGGTAGGAATCTGCATAACGAATAATCACAATACCAGAGCCGCCAGTACCGCCAGTGCTATTGTTGCCGCCACCACCACCAGAACCAGAGTTGGCAGACGCATTTCCGCCAGCATCACCGCTACCATTGGCTCCACCGTTACCGCCACCTGCTTGACCGCTTCCGCCTGACCCACTGTCTGCATTTCCACCGCCACCGCCAGCACGAGAAACTGAAGACCCAGTGATAGAAGATGAAACACCATTTCCACCATTGTTTATACCCGGCCCACCAGAAATGCCACCAGCAACGCTTTGACCAACACTTCCAGAGCCACCACCACCGCCACCGTCGTTGCTACCGATGCCGCCAGCAAATCCTTGATTTGATGTGCCTGCCCCGCCCGAATGGCTGGTAGAACTTCCATCACCGCCACCGCCACCGCCTGAACCGCCAGTGCTTCCTGAGTTAGCCCCTTCTCCACCAGTACCGCCACCAGTTGAAGTTATTGAGTTAAAAACAGAATTATTACCATTTGTATTTTGTGCGCCACCAGCACCAACAGTAACTGTATATGGCGTTGCACCTACGGCTGAAAAAGGTGATTCAGTGCTACCGCCACCGCCTGAAGACTCTCCTGAAACCGAACTACGGTATCCACCAGCGCCAGCGCCACCACCATCCGTAGCACCAGAGCCACCGCCACCACCGCCAGCAATAACGAGATATTCAATTTGCGCAAAAGGTGGGGAGGGCCACTGACCAAGTTTTTGATATCCAGCCTGCTCTGTAAGAGTCCACACTCCTGATGCCGCCGAAGTTGATACAGTTGGAGGTGTTTTAGAAATTACTCCACCGGGCCACTGATTAGACATTTACCACCTCAATCCATGATGTTGTTGCCTCATCCCACGCATAACGCTTGCCGTCAGTAGGCATGGGTGTTGGAGCGCCCCACAAACAAGTCTGCTCATCTAGTGACCAAGAAGCAAATGGTTTGGGGGCAATAAATGCATCACGCTGGGTGTCATAGGTGTAACCGATGCCAGCGTAATTTTTACGCAGTGGACGACCTTCAGGGTGCTGACCACCATGGGTGTTGTAGGAAGTCTGAACCCAGCCTGTACCAAACAAACCAGAGTCGATGACATCTTGTTCAGCCACTATGACTTGTGTGACGATGCCGTTTTCTACTTGTGCAAAATGTGCCATTTTTATTCCTTAGAAAGTGATTGAACCAGAAGAGTTGAATTGGTAAATGGTATTGCCACCGCTTGTAGTAACTGTTGGTGAACCCGTGGTAGATGCCGCCGCAACTGTTGAAGAAACAATCACTACACCAGAGCCGCCATTACCACCACCGGGAGTGTTAGAACCACTTCCTTGTGCGCTTGATTCGCCACCACCACCGCCACCACTACCAGTATTTGCAGTTGCCGCAAAGCCAGACCCAACACCTTGTTGGCCTGAAACATTGATACCACCGCAGGCAACGGTATCTCCACCATTGCCTCCACCCGCTTGACCTGTTCCACCGGGATAGGGCGCAGTAATATCTCTACCATCACCGCCACCACCACCGCCGCCAGCGTATGTTACGGAAGTTCCAGTAATGGACGATGCTGTTCCAGTTCCACCACTTCCAGCGTTTGCATCAGCGGGTTGGCTTGGGGCAGAACCAGCACCACCTCCGCCACCTCCGCCGCCCTGTCCTGTGGCTTGAGAGTTTGTACCCGCCGCTCCGTTATTACCTTGTCCAACAGTTCCTGCGCCGCCAGAACCACCATTTGAGCCGCCGCCACCAGAACCGCCAGTTAATCCCACTTGACCATTTGTGCCTCCACCTCCTCCTCCGCCAGTAGATGTAACGCTAAAGGCTGAAGAATTACTGGCACTTACTCCATCATTACCGCCACCTCTAGCACCGCCAGCGCCACCCGCACCAACCGTGACTGTATATGTTCCAGATGGGCTTGTAACTGTTCCTGTTCTAAACCCACCAGCGCCACCACCACCTGCTTTTCGAGAACCGCCGCCGCCACCGCCAGCAATAACAAGGTAGTCAACCAAAACAGGCGGAGAGGGCCAATTAGACGCACCTTTAGCCTGCAACTGCTGTCTTAATGTCCAAATACCAGAATAATTAGGCATTATCTATTCCTTAGAATGTAATTGAACCAGAAGAGTTGAAGGTGTAGATGGTATTTCCACCACTTGTGGTGACTGTAGGTGACCCTGTTGTAGAAATTGCCGCTGTGGGTGAAGTAATAATAACAACGCCAGAACCGCCATTTGCACCAGCACTTCCTCCACCAGCACTAGAACCGCCACCGCCACCGCCTTTATTGGCAGTTCCTGCAACGCCACTTGTAGGCCCACCATATCCACCGCCATTGCCACCGCCGCCATTACCGCCTGCACCGTACGGGGCCAGTGCCGCAGTGAAGCCACCACCACCTCCGCCTCCAGCATAGAAAACAGAAGTTCCTGTAATTGAACTTGCTAAACCAACTCCTCCGTTACCGCCTGAACCATAGGCAGGGGACACCGCCAAGGTAGCATTTGCGCCTATTGCACCCGCACCGCCTCCGCCGCCAGAAGTATAATTGGCGTTACTAGCAGTACCGCCGCCTCCTGCAAAGCCTTGACCTGCTGTACCTGCGCCACCGCCAGTTAAATTATTAGAACGATACCCGCCTCCACCGCCAGAGCCTCCAGCGCCACCGTTAAGATAGCCGGGGGATTCCGCGCCAGAATATCCGCCACCAGTTGCAGTTATGGCTCCAAATACAGAATTTGAACCTGATGTTGGTGTGCTTGATGTTGTACCACCCGCGCCCACGGTAACTGTGTATGTTCCAGAAAAAGCAGGTTCAGATAAACTTGTAAGCAAGCCACCCGCTCCACCACCACCAGATGTGTCTGCGCCAGTGCCACCGCCACCAGCAACGACAAGGTAGCCACGAACAACTGATGGAGTCACACTATTACTTGCCGCGCTTAAAGGCCCAGTTCCATACGCATTGACTGCGGCAACTTTGACCGTATAAGAATTGCCATTTGTCAATCCGCTTACCGTCACTGGAGAGGATGCGCCAGTTCCCGTAAATGTTGCACCACTTGATGTGTCTGTTGCAATGGCAAAATAAGAAGTAATTGCCCCACCACCCACATTTGTTGGCGCTGTAAAAGTTACAGACAAAGAACTACTTGCACCCGTAGCCGTGCCAATCGTAGGTGCGTCAGGAACCTGCAATGGAAAGTATGAGGCTGTTAAAAAACCACCTTGGTAGCGATTGGACATAAAGAGTCCTTATGTGATTTCTTCAAAACTGATGGTCGCAACCAAGTCATTTGCCGCGCCAGCAATTGCACCAATCGATTGATTTTCCAACAGGTAGAACGAGGTGGTCTTGTCGGTCACAATCAACGAGGCATCTGCTGGAACTGAAATGGTTGAAGCAATTGC